GCCGGGCTTGTAAATACAGATGTCCTTCATCTGTAGTTGTTGACTGATTGGACTTTCGTCAAAGTGATCAATGAGTCCATCTGCCAACACAGCCGGTCCAAACTGGCGTGTGTCTGTGGCATACTTCTTGTCATCCACAATAGGACTCATTCTGTAACACCATTTGCCTTCGTGTGGAAGGTCAATGTGATGATACACTTGTCCATTTGCTGTGGCCAAGAAAGGGCTTGCACAGTCAAAGCTAATGGTAAATGCTGGATTCACATACTTGCGAACAGCACGTTGGATGTCTGTTAACAACACTGCCCACTCTAGTTTACTTGTGCCTAGAAAGTGCATCCAATCATGTATGCCTTCTTTGAGCAAGCCATCATGATGCAAGGCCACAAGTCTACGCAAGATCAAGTGTACGTCACACATGTTCTGACCGCCCATGGCCCAGCCATCAAAGTGTGTGTCCGGATACACCGCAGGATCACAATACTCTTTCATGATCTCATACCAGTCGTCGGCGTTCTTGTGATTGTCGCCTTGTAATACGTTCAAGATCCTGGTACCGCCATTGGCTTTGCCTTTGCGATTGGCCATGAAGTATTCGTTGTTGTACTTGGTGGCATCAATGGCCTGCTGTAAAGTTTTGATTTGACAAGCGTCAGATGCTTTTTGATCATGGATTACCCAGGTTGGAATATCCAAGGTCATACAATAGTCACTGACACTGTCCAACCAAGTCAACACAGCTCGACGTTTGGCTTCGGCTTTTTTACACCCCGAATTGGCCTTCCAGTCACCTTCCCACAAGCCCTTGGCAATCTGGAATCCACCTGAGTCACCTAGCATGAGTGTGCCAGGTTCACGGTTACGCACCATGTCTTCGGACCAGTCTTGTTTTTTAAGATCTAAGTTTGCATGCCCACCTGAATACAACGACCATTTATAAGGAAATAGACCTTTAGAGCTGTTGAGCCAGTTCATCTGTTCCATGTCCTGTATGCCTGCGGGCATTCTTGCTGGATCCACATAAGGTCCAGCAGGATCACGTTGCTTGCCTACGAACGTGGCATAGAAGCCTGAGATAGCTGGCAGGAATACTGCATAGTCATTCTGTTTGGCAGTTAAATTATCTTGGCTCACGATTCTTCCAATAAAAACTTGCTATAAATCCTACAACAAAAATAATCAAAGTCACAATAGTTGGCACTATTAAATTGACGTTTTTGCTCATAAAGTAAAAATAGTTTACGGCATTCATGCCTAACACAGTCCACAGCATGGTTTCTTTGCGCACCCATCCTAATAGTATGTTACCCAATGGTGCAAAGAACAACACAACCGGAGCCGCTGCCAACCACATGAGATAGACATCTGGGTGTACTGCATCCAAGAACAGGCCACGATACGCAATACCAAACACCGTGACCACGGCCATAAGCACAATACTGATATCGGTGCTGATCTTTTCCTTCATGCCATAATAGCAGGTCAGTGCAATGTAGATCAACATATCTGATCCGGTACCAAACATGGCTGCCGCACAGCCGCCTATGAACGAAAACACAGCAAAGCTCGCAAATCTAGTTCCAGAAAGTTCTACGTCGTCTACTGTGCCACGCCCACGACTAATCAGGTAGGCTACAATAAATGCCAAGGCCAGGCCCACAAACAACATCTGTATAGTTTTGAAAGCAAAGGCTCCTGCCACAGTAGTCATCGCTACAAACCCGATCATGTTCACAGCCGCATAAAACGGTATGTGTCTGAATGTTCGTAGATCATGTCCTTTGCGTGTCAAGATCCATATGGCCGCTGATACCATGCCAATGCTTTGTATAGCCAGACTAAAATCACGTGCCGCAGGCGGAGTAATGTTAAAGTATAAACTCAAAATTGGAAATGCCACAGCACCGCCGCCTTCTGGAGTAAAGCCAGCCACTGCCGAACCAAACACCATCATTAACGCATACAGCCAGTGAGTTTCGTACAAGGCAAAACCCGGTCCGGTTAAGATCAGGTATAGCCAAGTAGTTAGTACTGCCACTGCCCAAACTGGCCAAATGTGTTTTTTGGTCATTATTTGCTTTGTGCTGGAAGGATATAGTTGTACACAGCTAGACCCGAATCCACGGTGATCTGTGCTGCACCATCATCACTGATACGGAAAGTCTTGTCTCCGACCAAATCCAGGATTGAGATCACGGTCTTGATGGGCCATGACCATGCACGCTTGAGTGTGCCAGTGACACCAGGATGGAACACGAAGTTTCCTGCATGTGTGCTATGATCACCAAAGAAAAACTTCAAGTCGCCATTTTCCGTCTTGGCCTGGAAGTTGACTTCTTCGGCATTGGCCTGTGCCTGCATTTTAAGTCGCTGGATAGCTGCCACAGTAGGCACAAACTCAATGTGCCAGTTCACACCTTTGAACTTCACAGTTTTCAGTTTCTCATTCACAATTTCACTTGCCATGAATCTGTAGTTGTTTTTAAAGTCACCAGTGGCGTTGACAAAGTTGATGCCGTCTGGAGCTCCAGTATCTTTCTTTGTCAAACTGAGCTGTGCATTCTCACGATACTCCTGCAAGTTCAAAAGAATCTTTAACTTGCTCAAGTTGGGCATACCAAAGTTGCCAATAAAGTCTGCGTGTGGTTGAGCAAAGGCACCTTCCACGACCACGCTGCGATCTTCGGCCAGGCCGTTGATCACAGTGCTTTTGTCATCTCCGGTGATTTTGACCAGGTCAATAACTCCCAGGTCATGTGTGTGTTCTACTAAGTCTAATAAATGATCTCTCATGTGATTCTCCTTTGTGTTATGATACAGGGTTTATTTAGATTTTGCAATGGGTTTTGGTATTATTTTTGCTAGAGCTTGACCTCCTCTGACACTGGTCAATTCTCCTGGACGTTGTAGTTCTAACCAGGTCCATGGACCTTCGTCACTCCATTTGAACACTATCTCAAAACCCAAAGTTTGCGCCAACTGCATGATCAGATGTCCCGGAGTATAGCAACAGTAGTTTTGTTCGACCAACATGACGGCCTTGTCGCTGTCACAATCATTGAATGTCATCAATAACATACCACCGGGTTTGAGTTTGACCAACAGCTCGGACAACCATTTTTTTATGACTTCAAAAGGTCTGAAATTGAAATAATTGTAGGCCAATATCACACCAAATTGCGAATCAGGAAGTCTTTGCAAAATGTCGTTTTCTCCGCGTTCGTCGACCACATAGGTTCGTAGTCTGTGCTGGTATACCTCATTGTATCGTGTCACGGCTGGAGTCAACAGTTCATGTTGAATATCTACCAAATACAACGGATCACATGCTACCATGTCATTGATATAAGTTTCCACTCCAGGTCGTAAAATCATTGCTGGGTGTTTCCAACTATTATAGCGACTGATACGAGCTCGTAGGTATTCCACTGTGGAGTCAACCAATTGTGGATGTCGGTTGGCTACATCATCCACGGTTTCATTTGCAAAATCATTTTCATACAAGTCGTAACTGTCCACAAAATACGGATGCTCTATTTGGGCGATTAGCTGATCAACGTCTTGCTTCAATGTGTCCATGAGATTTTCAAATTCATATACGGATTCATGGATTTGTTGATTTTGTTTGGTCAGTGCCTGGGTATAATCGACCTCTGTTGCAGGATGAATTCCAGCCAGATACATCACTTTGTCCACATGGTCTGCCATATTTTTTTTCATAGGCTGGAGATCCAATTTGCGTAGCTCATTGCGATAATTGATCAATGTACTCAGTTTCATATTACCACTCAAATAAAGTTTGGAAAGTGTTTTCGGTATTGGTAGCTGACGCTAGGTCCCAGTCTAACACACCCAACAAGTTATCTAATTTTTGATCCACTACTGTGGCTTCCATCTCTGCATCGTCAAACGGCAGTTCTTTGAACCAAGCTGGCAAATGAATCTCGTCTGTGGGATACCCTATGCTGGTCCAGCCCAAGGGATTGGATTTTAATTTACACACAATGGTCTTCATGCCATCCACGATCTGCATGCTGTACTTGTCCGAGTTCATCCGGCGTAGGTTGTTCCAGTTGATGGCTGCACGCACATGGCCTGGCATGTTGGCTCGGCCCTGGCGTTCTTCTTCCTTGGCATACTTGGTCAAGTTGTTTACACGCTTGGGACTGCCCTTTTCCCAACCTGGTCGCTCTTTAAACTTGTACTTGAACTCGCGAATCTTTTCAATGATCTGCTCACGACTTGTGCCGATCAGCACCTCGTCGAGAATTTCGCTCAAAAACTCCTGGATGACCTTGGGAGTGTCACTGCGCTTGAGATCAAGACCCATGGCCTTTACTTTGCCAGGGCTACCGTGTGTGTCCACACGCTTGTTTTCTTTGTCGTAATACATGACAGCATAACGCTTCTTGGTGATGAAAAGACCCTTGCTGGCCACAATCTCGCGGCCACCTCGGATCACATCGCCCATTTCACGCGGCACATGGAATGCCTGTTCCATAAAGCCAGGAAAGCTATCGTTGACTTGATCAGCAATGCTGTTGTATAACTGCACGGCCATTTCTCGGCTCCAGGTCATGCGGCCGGCTTCTATTTCTTTTTGCAACACCGGATAGGCTGAGAAATAACATGAGTCAGTGTCACCATAGATGATTGCATCACCTACATGATCATACTCACCGGTAATGCATTCATTCACATAAGCATCCATGTGCCGGGCAATGGCACGACCAGTAAGAGTAGTACTCTGGCCAATACGCTTGTCAAAGAAACGGCAACCAGGATTAAGGATAGCACCATACAATGAATTCAAGTTGATCTTCTTGACCAACTGTCGCTTGTCCCAGTATTCTTCATCTTCGGGATTCTTGCACTCTTTGAGTCGGGCCTGCATTTCTTTACGTTCGGCATACCAGCGTTTTAATAGTCCTGGAATGACTGCTTCTTTCTCATAGGTAAAGATAGTGCCGTTGGCTGTGAGCATCCAAGGTTGATTGCTATCAAAAATTATCTTCCATACGTCAGCGGCACTGTGAACTGATTCTTCGCCGTCTTTCCAATCAATGGTAATTTCTGTGCCGACTTCGGTGTTCATTACAGCCGTGTATTCCAAACTACCAAACAGGCCTTCCCATGCTCCAGCAAAGCTCGACCCACCGCGCATTTTGTCTTGAATGTAGCGGTCAGTCATTACAGGACGTAACTGTCCAACAATGGTTTCTGGTCCCATGTTGAGAGCACGAATGGCACTGGGATACAAACTGTTGATGTCTATGCTACCTACATACTCGTGTATGCCTTTTTTTGGAAATGCAACATAAGCACCAGCGGCCTGTGTGTCTTCATCACTGTAACGTTCCTTGCGATTGGGCACAACCATGCCACGCTCGTGTGCTTCATTGATAATGGCCTGTTCTGTCACAGCCACAGCACCCATTGTTGTTTGGAGCAATACTGTGTTTTCGTGTGCCAAGGTGTTGGCAAGATCCAAGAACTTTAATTTCTTGTCCAGTTTGCCTAGGATCATTGTGTCTTGACGGTTGTATTCAATAAACTTTTTAAAGTTTTGATTGTACAGTTGATCTAGTGTACCTTCGAACACTGTCTTGGTTTCTTGCAGTTCATATTCAGCAATGGCATCCAATGAGTAACTGTGACGTTCTTCGTAGGTGTACTTGCGATACAGTTGCATATAGTCCATATGCACACGACCAATCAAGTCATAGGTTTCATTCTCTGCACCAAAGCGTTCAAACATACGCTTCTTGGGATATTGATTCCATAAACAAAAACGTCTGGTGTCATCTTTACTAAGAATTCTAGTGACACGATTTATTGTGTAGGGTATATCATAACCCTCACTGTTCCAACCTGAAAGTGCATCTGCGTCTTCAATTAGATCCAAGAACGTTTTTAACATTTCTTCTTCGCGATCAAACACAATGCAGTTTTCAAACTCGCTGGCAATCTCATCCGCGGTCTCACGACTCATGTGTCGGGGAGGAACAACCAAGGTGACCATTTGCTCTAGCCATTGCAAGTAAACACTAATAGCAGTAATAGCATTGAATGGATCTGTGGTTGGGCTAAAGCCACGTTCTGGATCGAAGTCTACCTCAATGTCGAAGAATGCCACGTTTAGACGTGGTGCATCTTGGCCTTTGTAGTTTTCTTCCAAGCAACGGAATATGGGATTGATATCTGATTCATACAACTGCTTGCCACTCTGTATGCGGATCTCCTTGCGGAACTCTTTGTTGTTGCGTGTGCTGAATCTGCTTACGGGTGTTCCAAATAGGCTTTGGAATTTACCACGAGGATCATCGTAGTAAAATATGTAGTTGGCCGGATACTCCTGATAGCATCTTTTGCCATCTCGGCGTTCAACCACATGTATGCGATCGTGTTCACGATCAAAAAGTGCGTCTATGTAACTCAAATTTTCTCCAGTTATGGCTGGCTAGCCATGATTCATGTTGCTTACGGCAACGACTCGTCTCCTGCGAGATATTTATAGTGTCTTGCCCACGGTGGTCAAGATTTGTTCCAAGAGTTCGTGATCTTGTTGCTCGCGACCAAACTCACTCTTGTGTGCCAAGCGGATAGCTTTTTTTAGCACGTTGGGTTTGATTTCAAGTTCTTCAGCAATGGCCTTGACTGTGTCATTGAGACCGCCAGTGAGTGTTTCAATTTCGTGCATGACCTGCATGCCTTCGTTGATGACCTGATTGAGTTTTTTGGTTTGTTCTGCGTTGAAATTTTTTGCTGACATTTGTATTCTCCTAGAAGTGTATTTGATTATTATATATTAAAATTCTGGATCAATGCAACCTTTTAGAGCCACGATTAAGAATTAACCTAATCCAATGCTGGTTTCAAAACAAAGAGAGCAAGGGTCGGGATAAAATTTGCTGTTAATCAGCGCGGACTTTTGGCAATAATACTTGTTCGACCCAAATTTGGTGAGATGCTGTCGCTGGGTGATGAGAGTCCATAAATGGCAATTGATTATCCAGGCAAAACTTTAAAAATCCTTGCTGTTCACTGTTGGCAACAAATTTAGATTGATCGATTACATTGTATATTTTTTCATTTATTACAAAAGTGTCATGATGATAGTGTATGGGATTACGCAAAGGAAAAGCGGTGGCCATTACATAAGGAATTTTTTTTGAATTAAGATACAATTGAGCCGTTATTATATTGGTTAACCAATTATGCACGCTTTGACTTGCGCTGTAAAAATATTTGAAATATTGGTGTTTGGTGCCACGTGGAACACTGCCGTTGAGTATAAATCCAGATTCTTGATTATATGTTCCATGGTGATTTACTAGTTGCGGCCGTTTGCCGTCGGGCCAACTGCAGGTGTCAAGGTCTTTGATGAGATGCGGAGTGGTTGAGTCTGCCCAAAGATCATAACGATCTGCGCTGGGCCATAATATCACTACCAAATCGTTGTTGGTAATGTTTGTGGTGCACAACAATCTTTTTACTACGAAGTCGCTGCCGGCTCCTCGCTCGGCACAGTTGAATAAATCGGCATGTAATTGTTGGCACAGTATGTTAGGCCAAATTTCTTGATAATTGTCTCGAGTAAAGCTACATCCAAAAGTATAAATTTTTTTGTACATCACAGTGTCTCGGCGAATTTTTCAATGTTTTGGTAGTTAATTCTGTTTATATACTGAAAATAATCTCCACTGAAAATATATTCACGATTGAATCTTCTACTGTGTAATGTTAGTTCTTCGAGATCTTTCAAAGACATTTTTTTAATATCATCTATGCAATCCAATATCTTAGCGACTCGGTCAATGTCACCAGAAATCTGATCATAGGATTTATCCCAGGGATAATCAAATACAAATCCTTGAGATTCTAAGTGACTATATGTTTGATATTGGCCCACCGGCAAAAGAGCTGTTCCAGACAACAAAACTTTGTAGGTTTTTTCTGTCAGATATGGACCGGGCAATATATGACCAATATCGTTGATAAATTGATAACTGTTGTTGACGCTTTCATTGGAACAATTAATTATGCATTCAGTGTAAGCAGACCAATTATAATCTAAATTGTTGATTGGGGCATTAACAAAATCATCGGTGAGTCCAATGTTGAGTTCCCAAAATTCATCTTTTATAAACTGTATGACATCATCAATCCTATGGTGTCCAGTTGAATTTAACAGATAGAGATCTTCTTGTTTGGCCAGATACTTCCTCCAGCTGATGATATATTCTTCGGGATTCCAGGTTCGATATAAATGAGCGCACACGTATGTGCGAAATTGACTGATACGATTGGCCAAACTACTGATCTTGTATTTTCTATTGACCAAGTTTACCGGTGAGTATGAAATTTTGTCTAGACAAAATTTCAAGTTGTATGGCCATACATCGAATGTGATAAGTTTTAAATTTGGTATTTGATCCAATACAGTATAATAAGGACACACAACAATGACTTGGCTATCGGGCACACGGTAACAGAATTGACGGATCCAATGCCAATCTACATATTCAGTTCCGGGTGTGATCACATAGGTATCGTAGTTTTTTGGTATAGATTCTATCAAGGACTCGGTGCCCCACTCCAGACAAAATATGCCAAATGCATGGCCCAATGGCAAATCCAGCAACCAACCAAACACTGTTTTGGTAAAGTGGTCAGCCCGACGCCAGTTGTCAAAAGATATTAGTTCTTTGCTGAGATAAAAGTTTGGGTGCATGTGCTCACTTTCACCAAAATAGGTAGCGAATCTATTTATAGTGAGGCAGCAGCCGCCTACACATAACCTCAAGGGTCCTAAGGTGTGTTCTATTTGCGTCCAATTACCATGTAACGAGTGTATTCAGTTTCAGGATCACGCAGTTGCATGCGTCCATGATACAAGACTTGCGATAAGGGAAAACGATCTACGATATCTTGTGTGCTCGAAAAACTGCGATTGGGATCATGGTCGCGCCCTTGCATGACCACAAGTGTGCCGTCAGGTATGTTTAAAAACCATGCTCGTCCCGGCATGTCTGTAAGGCTGGTATTGATCACAACTCCTGCTTCGCCCAGTTGACGATAATCCAACTTGTTTGAATCTGCCAACATGTATTCTACGTTGTCTGCACCGGCTAAGTCCAATAACTTACGGCTGGTACTCAAAAACTTTTTGTCTTTTTCTACCAGCACAATCTTGTCAGCCTGTATTCTACCTTCCAAAGT